TGTTACTGATCCTGGTTCTAACTATGAAGTTCCACCAATACTTGTATTTACAGGTGGTGGAGGTGAAGGTGCATTTGCAGAGACTACAATTGAACAAGGTAGTGGTAAAGTTACTGGTGTTATTAATTTACAAGGTGGAACTGGATATACATCTGGAACTCCTGTAGTAGTTCCAACTCATCCTATGGCACTTGAAAGGAAACAAAGAGATAGACTTATATCTGGTTCTAAGAACCTTGCTACTACATATCTAACACAAACTCTTTCTGATTCTGGAACCACTATAAATCTTAAGAATGTTTGGTATGATACTTCTCAGAAAAATGGTTTTCCTGATGAAGGAGAAGTTTTAATACCATTCTACAATACAACTGTTACTCCACCAGTCTGGTGTTGTGAAAGAATCTTATATGGTGCAAAAGATACTTCCAATGAAACACTAACAGTTGCTACTGGAGGTAGAGGTTATCTAGGCACAACTGCTGCAGCACATGTGGTTCTTACAGGGACTTATAGTTCTAGTGGAACATCTTGCACAGTGACCACTGCTAGTAATCATAATTTATCTACAGGTCAAAGAATTTATCTAGACTTTACTAGTGGAACAGGTTTTGATGGCACCTACATAGTTACTGTCACAGGAGCGACTACATTTACAGTTGAGTTCCCATTCTCGCGGACAACAAGCGGAAACGTAAGTCTTTTGCCAGAAGTTCGTCTAAGATCCTTATAAATAACCAATAAAGCTTATATTGCGATGGCATTAGTTACAGACAAATTTAGAATATACGCTGCAGAGAGCTTTAGGAATACTTTAACTGCTACTAATAAGGTCTACATGTTCGTAGGTAGACCTAAAGTTTGGGGTAGTTCAGACGTACCTCCTACAGGAGAACCTATTGATAGTTTTGAGTATGCAAGAACAACTTATGGCGACTCTGTTGCTTTTAAACGTGTAGATGTATCTGATACCGCATTGGTAGTTCCTAGAGTTGACTGGGTGGATCCTACCAATACCACTGGTGGAATAGGACGTACATATTCAATGTACAAACCTGATTATTCTCCAACAAAGACAACTGCAAATGGATCATCAAGATTATATGATAGTAACTTCTATGTTATGAATAGTAGTTTCAATGTTTACAAGTGTCTTTATAATGGTCAAACACCGACCCACCCAAGAGGACGCCCTTCTTTGGTGGAACCCACTGGAACATCAACAACTATTATTGAAACATCAGATTCACCTGGCGTATACTCTTATCGTTGGAAGTATCTTTATACTATTGACGCTGATAATATTCTAAAGTTTGTTACTTCAGAATTTATTCCCGTATTATCAAACAGTCTTGTACAGTCTGCTGCAAACGCAGGATCTGTTGATACTGTTGTAGTTGAAAATGCTGGTGCTGGTTATAACAACGGTACTTACACTAATGTTCCTATCCGTGGTGATTATGAAATAAATGGTGGCACACAGGCACTATGTACTGTGACTGTTGTTTCTGGTTCTGTTTCTACAGTAACCATCACTCAAGCAGGATCAGGATATAGTTTTGCAACTATTGATGTTAGTTTAATTCCTAATATTGGAAATGGTAGTGCTGCTTCTCTCGACGTTGTACTCCCTCCTAATAATGGACATGGTTTTGATGCTGTGAGAGAATTAGGTGCATATCGTTTAATGTTTGCTAGTAAGTTAGAAACTACAAGTGCATTCGTTGACTTTCCTAATGATTTAACTTACAGAAGAGTTGGTCTTGTATTAAACCCAACTGATTACAACACTACAACTGTTTGTAGTCAAAATACAAGGTCTGCTGTTAAGGCAATGATATTCCCGCAAAGTGGAACGGGAACTCCTACTGGTAATTTTGCACCTGGCGAAACTATCACACAAGCAACTACAAATGCAAAAGGATTTGTAGTTTCATATGACTCCATAACTAAAGTATTGAAGTATTATCAAGATGAAAATGATGGTACTGTAAATGGAAACGTTATAGCGTTCTCTGGTAACTATCAAATTACATCTGGAACGAACAACTATACTGCGACACCAAATGGATCCTTTGGAACATCATCAGTTCCATTATCACAGATAACTATAGGTGTATCTGTTTATGAGTTAGGTTTATCTTTTGTAGCTGGTTATGCCAACGAAGAAGTTGAGTTAAACTCAGGTGAAATACTTTACATAGATAATCGTATCCCGATCACTCGTTCGGCAGATCAAAACGAAGAGCTCAAAGTAGTAATTGAATTCTAAATGGCACAGAATACTAATCTGAATATAGCTCCCTATTATGACGACTTTGATTCGGCAAAAGGGTTCCTAAAAGTATTGTTCAAACCTGGCTATCCAGTACAGGCAAGAGAACTAACTACTTTGCAGAGTTTGCTGCAGAATCAAATTGACACGTTTGGTCAAGGAGTATATAAAGAAGGTTCCATGGTGGTGCCTGGTGGAATTACATTGAACAATGACGTTCCTTGTCTTCTTATTCAGAACAGTTATCTTAACCTTGATGTAGAAAATTATCGTACTGCTCTTGATGGTAAGATTATCAAAGGATCAACCTCTGGTGTACGTGCACGTATTTTATTTTCAATCAGTGCTACAACATCTACTAGAAATAATATTACTTTCTATGTTAATTACTTAGAAAAAGCATCAGACAATGTAACAAGCACATTTACTGATGGAGAGACATTTACATGTGAAGAAGATATAACATATTCAACTACAACTATTGCTGCTGGAACACCCATGGCACAGTTGTTAAACTCTAATTCAAACTCTAGAGGTTCTACTGCTAATATTGGTAATGGTGTTTATTTTGTTAGAGGATATTTTGTAACAGTTGCAGAGCAAACTCTTATATTAGATCAGTATGGTACAAGTCCATCTTACAAAGTTGGTTTGAAGGTAGAAGAGAGAATTATAACTGCTGATGAAGACGCAACTTTATATGATAATGCTATAGGAAGCACAAACTTCTCAGCACCTGGTGCAGATAGATTTAAGATCAATTTGACATTAGTTAAAAAAGTTGTTTCAGCACCTAACTCTGCTGACTTTATTGAGTTACTTAGAACTAATATTGGTAAGATTGAAAAGAAGGTAGAACGTAGTGATCTAAGTTTTATCAATGACATTCTTGCAACTAGAACAAAGGAAGAATCTGGAAACTATTACGTCAAGAAATTTAAACTAGATGCTAGAGAAAGTTTAGATGATGGTTTTAATAATGGTGTATATCAGTCAACTGAAACTACATCTGCTGGTACTGCTCCTAGTGAAGAGAACGTTGCTATTCAATTATCTTCAGGTTGTGCATATGTTCAGGGTTACAGAACTGAAAGGATATCAACAACATATAAAGAAGTAGATAAACCACGCACATTTGAAACAGAATTAAATCAATCTCTTACATCTGATTTTGGTAACTTTGTTCTCTCTACTAATCAGCATCAAGCACCTACGCTATATGAAACTATAGAACTTAGAGATACACTGACTGCTACACCTGGCACACCAGCTGGTACAGTCATTGGTCAAGCAAGAGCAATAAACTTCTCATATGAATCTGGAGCAATCAATAATCAAAGTTCGGTTTACCGTACAAATATTATAGACACACAGTTCTATGTTAAAGTAACCACTACAGGTAGTGTTACATGGACTGCGGGTAACCTTTTATATGGTGCTACTAGTGGTGCTGTAGGTTTTGTTGTATCTGGTAGTGGTACTACTGGATTCCTATATGAAACTAATGGTGTATTCTTAGCAGGAGAGGTTCTAAAAACAAATAATTCAAGCGGTAGTACATTTGCAACTATTGCATCAGGTGGTGTTAGAAACTATGGTTTTGGTGATGTAAAGTCATATGCTTTCAATAGTGGTGGTGGAACTGCTGATGCAGTATTAGACATCAAGGTAGCATTACCTGGCTCAGGTCCTATCCTATCAGGTCACTCTGGAGGAAATGCAACTATTACATCTACACTGTCTAACTTTGTGTCTCAATTGAGACTAGGAGACGTAGTAGAGTTCTCAAATAATGGTGCAGCACACAAAGCAACTGTTACTGCTGTAACTGATAACTTTAACTTTAATATTACTCGTATAGGATCTACTACACTTGCTAATGGTGCACTTACAAGTCCTGTTATAAGAACTCGTCCAGAAATCAAAGAAGCAAATAAAAAGAAACTCTTAACACCATTAGGATTTGCTGCTGTTAAGAATACAAACAATAACAATACACAAAACCCTGCGGGTTATTATAGAATTAGTGTTACCACAACTGTTAACGGTAGTGGTGAAGCATCTGCAAACGCAGGAGCAGGATTATTATGGAAGAATGGTGCTGATAATGATGACTTCCAAGTTATTATTACATCTGGATCTGGTGATGGTGATGTATTGTCATCTGGAGCAGGATTTAGTATAAGCGGTACGAGTGCTAATACACAGACTATTGCATTAACTGGTTTATCCAATGGTGGTGGAAACATAACGATTATTGGTACAGTTTATTCATCTGATAGGTCAGCAAAAGCAAAGACCACAGAACGTATGAAGGTTCTTAAGATTGATGATACAACTGGTAGTGCTGTAAATGGTTTAACAACTGTTGCTGGTGGTTTTGGTAGTAGAGTAGACGACTCTAGTATATCTCTTGGTACTGCTGATGTATTTAAAATCAAGGCAATATTTGAGTCTAAGAATTCAAATGATCCAGTAATACCTAATTTCTCATATACAAATTTACTTGGAACTCTTGCCATAGACGATGTAATTCAAGGTGATAGTTCTGGATCTAGAGCAAGAATAGTATCTACTACAAGTAACATCATTTACTTTGTACCTGTTGAGGATGATGTATTTACTGCGGGAGAAACAATAACTGCACCTAATGCAACACTTAAAATTACAGGAAGTGTAGATAATGGTTCAACAAATATTACTAGCACATTTGATTTGGATGATGGACAAAGAGATCAATATTATGACTATTCTAGAATTGTAAGAAAGGCAGGATTTGCTCCTCCTACACACAAGATGCTTGTTATCTTTGATAGATTCCTTACAACCAATGGATCAAGTCCATACACAGTTGATTCATATCCTACATCTGAGTATAAGATTATTCCAAAATATGAGTCTGATAAGTTGAGAGACATGATTGACTACAGACCAATCGTTCCTGAGAAATTGACAGGAACTGGTAGTCAAGCATCTCCATACACATTAAGTCAAACAAAATTCTTTGACTTTGCAAATAGGGCGTTTACTGGTAACTTGACTGGATTACCTGGCATAGGTGATACAACTATTCTAAGTCTACAGTATTACTTACCACGTGTTGACAAGGTATACATGAGTAAGGATAGTGTTATTCAAATAGTTAAGGGTGCACCTAGCACAAGACCTCAAGCACCTGAGGATGTTGAAGACGCCATGTTATTGGCAACAGTGCAATACAGTGCATATGTGTTTGATGTTGAAGAAGATGTAACTATAGAAGAGACAAACTATAAGAGATATACATTTAGAGATATTCAATATCTAGAAGATAGAATTAAAACTTTAGAATACTATACTCAATTATCTTTACTTGAAAGTGAAACTGCAAGTATGGAGATTAGAGATGTTAGTGGTCTTAGCAGATTTAAAAATGGTTTTATTGTAGATAACTTTGCAAGTCTTGCTACTGCAGATACACTACATCCTGACTATAGAGTATCAACTGACTTTGAGCAAGGTTATGTTAGACCAGCTCATTATACAACTCAAGTTCCTCTTACATATAGCACAGCTTCGCAAAACGTTACACAGACTGACGAGTTGATAACACTTCCATATACATCTTCTGTGTTAATTGACCAACCATACGCATCAGCTGTGGAAAACGTTAACCCATTTAACGTATTTACATATGTCGGTGACATAGAGTTATATCCAGAATCAGACAATTGGGTAGATACAACATCATTAAATCCTATCCAAGGACCTGTCACAGAGGGCAATTTCTTAACTACAGTTAGAGAGTTTAACGCTGATCAAAATGGATTTTCTCCAATACAGTGGAACTCTTGGAAGACAACTTGGACAGGAACATCCACAACTCAAAATGTTGGTGCATGGAGAGGTGGCGGTGGTAAAGGTAGACAACAGCAACGTAGAACTGTTACTACAACTTCTACAACAACTACCAAACAAACTAGAACTGGTATTAGATATAGAGTTACACCTGTAGTTGAGCAACAGTCTCTTGGTAGCAGAGTTGTTTCTGTCGAGCATATTCAGTTTATGCGTTCTAGAAATATTGAATTTACTTGTCAAAAACTAAAACCAAGAACTAAGTTCTTTGCATTCTTTGATGGTATTGCATTACCTAAGAAATTAGTTACGCCAAAAATTATGGGTCTTATTAAGGATCCATCTACTGATGCACAAACAAACAATATTCCATTCCAAATAGGTGAGACTATTCATGTTAAGAAAGGAAATGGTAAGTTTAGATTTAAGGCAAGAGTTGCATCACCTAATGATAACTTCTCAATAAACCCTCTTGATGGTACAGATATCAGTGCTACTGCAGACTATACCTCTAACCTAGCATTTATTAACGTTGATACTAAATCTCTTGCAGATCAAGCAAAAGGAACTTACTATGGATCACCAAAACTAAATGATTACTTAGTTGGTGAAACTAGTGGTGCTGTTGCAAAAGTATCTAATAAAGATATGATTACTGATAAGCAAGGTAATCTTAGAGGTTCATTCTTTATTGATGCACCTAACACTGCGGGTAATCTTAAGTTTAAAACAGGTACAAAACTATTCAGACTTAGTGACTCTGCCTCTAACAGTAAGGTCGTTGGTATATCTGATTCTAACGGTGAAGCAGAATTTGAGTCATCTGGTATATTGCAGACTACACAAGAGACAATCATCTCTGTTAGAAATGCTAAGATTACATCTGAGGATCAGTATGATTCCAGAACATTAACCAGTGTTACTGAGACATCTGCAGAAGAGACAAGATGGACTGATCCACTTGCACAAACATTCTTGATTGAAGATTCTAATTTAGAAGGTGGAGTATTCTTAACTAAGATTGACTTATTCTTCCAACAGAAAGATGCTGAGATTCCTGTAGCAATTGATATTAGAACTGTAGAAAATGGTACTCCTACACAAACAGTATTACCATTCTCTAAGGTAGTTAAGCAAGCAGCTGATGTATTTGTATCCAGTGACGCTTCAGTACCTACTACATTTACATTCAAAGCACCAGTATTCATTCCATACAGAACTGAACATGCTATTGTGGTTACATCTGACTCTAATCAGTTCAAGGTATTCATCTCGCTTCTTGGTAAGGATGCTATTGATGCAGCACATCAAGGTGAGAAAATATCTGAGCAACCATATATCGGTGTTCTATTCAAGTCACAAAACGCATCTACTTGGTCTCCTTCTCAGTTTGAGGATTTGATGTTTAAGATGTATAGAGCAGAGTTTACACTTCCATCAACAGCAGCACCTAGTAAACTTATACTAGAGAATGCACAGTTAGGAGAACAGAATGGTGGTTATCTAAACCTTGCAACAAATACACTTAAGACTACAGCTTCTAGTGATGAGATCAGAGTATTCCATAGTAATCATGGTATGCAATCTGCATTGAATTATGTCAAGGTTACAGGAGTGATATCGGAGGTAGCAGATACTTCTATTAATATGAGTGGAAACTTTACATCTACTGGAACAACTTTGACAGTGGCAGATGCCTCTCAGTTCCATACAACAATAGGTGGATCTGCTGTTAGTTCATCTAATCTTGGATTTATTAAGATACTTGGAACTGCTGAAGATGGTAGTGGTGACGAGATTCTTGCATACGAAGCAATAAATGGTAATGATATTACTATCAACGCTTCTGGTAGAAATCATAATGGTACATCAGGTTCTGGAACTGGACTAGCACACGCAGATAATGCAGTGGTGCAGTGCTATAACTTTGATGGTATACCTCTAACATTAGTTAATACTACACACAATTCTACTACAGGTGGACTTATATCAATTAATAGTCCTCATAGTTACAACCTTAAGATTACAAATAAAACTGCTACTACTGGTATTACTGGTGGTGGATCAAATATAGTTGTATCTCAAAACGTTCCATGGGATGCTATTACACCTCAGATACAAAGTCAGTTAGAACCTAAAACTAGTATGGTCACTAGATTGTTAGGTACAAGTGGAACATCTTGTGGTCCTTTCCCATCTGGTGCAAGTGCAGAAACATCTTTTATAAAAGATACCATATACACTGACATTACTGTTGGTGAGGAAAACTATTTTGGTGCTACTAAGGTTGTTGCAAATGAACTAAATGAAATCAATAGAATGAATAGTACAAAGTCACTAACCATGGAATTGAATTTAAGTTCTGAAGTTTCGCACTTATCTCCTGTCGTTGACTTAACTAGATGCTCAGTCATCACACACGCCAACCAATATAATAATATTGAACCTACAGCTGGTATTGGTGGAGAGTGTGCGGGTAACTATATTACTAAAGTTGCTAGATTAGAAAAGAGTGCTACTGGACTAAAGGTAATGCTCGCAGCTAATACATTTACACAGTCTAAGATAGTTGTGATGTATAAGTTAGTTCCAGTTGGATATGCAGGAAACCTAGACGAACTAGAATTTAGATTCTTTAATAGTACAGGTGTACCAGACAACGGTGCTTTAGTTCCTCAGAATGATTTAACAACATTTACAGATTACGAGTATACTATAGAAGACACTGATGAGTTTGATGCTTTCCAAGTTAAGGTCAGCTTACTCAGTTATGATCAACCATACATACCTAGAGTTAAGGACTTCAGAGGTATTGCTTTAGCATAATGGAATTACTTCCAGTTGAAGGACATACATCATTGGGCAGAGATCCAGAATCAAATGCGATTCTGAATACAGATACTTCTGGGTATGATGCTTATTTAAAAGCAAGAGAGAACGCAAAGAAGAAGGATAGAACTTTAGCTGATTTACAAGCAGAAGTTGCGGAATTGAAAGAAATAGTAAAAGGTTTAGTTGTAAAAGAGGATAAATAATCAGGAGCTAAATAAATATAGGAAATTCTTTGAACTATGGCTTCTGCTGTATCCAACCTCATAATATACCAAGGTGCTGATTTTATCACCGATTTTACCATCGAGAATGATAATGGGACTTTGTTTGACTTAACTGGATATACAGTTGCGTGTAAGATAAAGAAGCACTATACAAGCAGTACGTCCACTACTGTGACTGGAGCGATATTAACTCCTCCGACAGCTGGACAAATTCAATTATCTCTTGGCAATGCTGTCACTACCGCAATGAAGGCGGGGAGATATGTATATGATGTCGTTATTACTTCGACCACTGGGCAAAAAACGCGAGTGCTAGAAGGTTCTGTAAGCGTACTTGAGGGAGTAACACTCTAATGGCAAGATTAAGATTTGGGGATCAATCAATTCCAAAGGTCACACGTGTCGCAGCTGGTGGCGGTGGTGGTTCACTTGGAGGACTGTCTGATGTAGATTTGACAGACACATCTCAAGGTGGATTAGCAAACGGATCAATGCTTGTTTACGATCAAGCACAAACAAAATTCGTAGCAACAAATGTCTTAAGTAACGTGACAATTAATGGAGGTAGCTTCTAATGGCATCAAATATCCTAATTAAAAGGAGTACTGGATCAGTTGCACCAGGTACCGTTACGTTCGGTGAACTAGCAGTAACAACAGGTGCTAATGGTACTCAAGCAAACGCAGGAGACAGACTGTTTGTTGGAGACAACAATGGTGCTGCTCAAGTTGTAGGTGGTAGATATTTTATGGATATGTTGGATCATGTCCATGGTACACTTACAGCAAGTTCATCTGTCATAGTAGACAGCAATTCAAAAATAGATCAATGGAATGTTGACGACATTACTCTCAACGCAAATGTCATTACAACATCAACCACTGACGCAGATTTAATTTTCCGTGCCAATGGCACAGGTAAACTCGTCATCGAAGACGGGCAAGAATTAGAATTCGGAACAACTGGTGATGTAGAACTAGTCTTTAATGACGGTGATGCAGCATTAGATGTCAAGAGAGCAGCTGGTTCTCCTGACTTACGTATACAGGATGATATGCGTCTGTACTTCGGTACTAATAAAGACGGTGGAATCCGATATGATGAAACAACTCTTGATAAAGTAAGAGTAGATGGTGCTGATTGGGAATACGATAATGGCGTTGCCATTAAAATTTCTGATGTAACTGCATCTACTACAAGTACAACTGGTGCCTTCCAAGTCGCTGGTGGAGCGGGTATCGCTGGTCAAGCCTCTGTAGGGTCTCTCCTCGTTGAAGGGGATGCTACAGTAGGCGATGCCAGTGGCGATAATCTGACTGTTAACTCCACTACGGTTTTTGAGAATGGCGTTACCTTCAACGGAACAACAAGTATAAACGCTGATATATCTCAAACAGGACAGTTCACAATTGACAGTCTGAAGATGGATGGCAATGTTATCTCTACCACATCTGGTACAGAGATGATAATCGACCCATTTCCAGCTGGTGGTGATGCTGAAGGTTTAGTTATTATTAAAGGTGACTTACAGATTGATGGTACTACAACAACTGTTAATAGTGCTTCAATGTCTGTCAATGATCCTACAATTGAATTAGGTGATCCAACATCTGTATTGACCTCACAAGGTTCTACTGGTTCTGGATCAAGTACAATTGTAGTTGATAAGGTAACTGGAATTGCTGCAGGAGACGCAATCACTGCTGCATCAGGAATACCTAGTTCAACAACAATCTCTAGTATTAATACTGGAACTAAGACTCTTACATTGTCTCAGGCAACCAATGCTGTTATCGCATCTGGTACTACATTAACCGTTACTAGATCAAGTAATGATGCATTAGACCGTGGTGTTAAAGTACACTACTACACTGGTTCTGCTGCTAAATTTGGTTTCTTCGGTTATGACCGTACAGGTGGTGCTGATGGAAACGGTGCATGGACATTTATTGAAGATGCAACAGACACAGGAACTGTATTTGGTGTAACAGGTAATCGTGGTACAGTTGTACTAGGAGACCTAGAATTAGATACAGACTTGGAAGTACAGTTTGGTGGTACAGGTGCAGGGCAATTTGTCCAGAACGGTATCATATATGGTAACAATACAGGAGCATTACAAGTAACCTCAGCTGCTAACATGGCATCACCTGGCACAGGTGACGACGCCACAACTTCATATCAAGTTCTTACAGTAACATCTGCGGGTGTGCCTGTATGGACGAATACCCTCGATGGTGGAACTTTCTGAACTACATTAACATGAACGTACAACTTGTTATTAACACATTACAAAAAAAGATTTCTGAACTGACTTTAACAAATGTGATGCTGGAAGCACAAATCTTAGATTTGCAAACCCAGTTAAATACTATAACCGAACAAAATTCTAATGAGAATGCTTTAGATGGCAACGAGAATCAAGCTAAAGAGATCGAGCACAGCAGCAGCGGCTCCGACGACTTCCACACTCCTTGATGGTGAAGTTGCGGTAAACACCGCTGATAAAAAGATCTACGTCAGAGACGGCTCTAATATAGTCGAGGTAGCAAACGCTGAACCTGCAGTTGGTGAAATCACCACTGCGATGCTTAATGCGGATATAACCAATGGACAAGGTAATACGTATTATGTTGCAACAGCAGGATCAGATAATGATTTGCTAGGTCATGGTGGTGTAAATGGTAAACATCCTGACACTCCATTCCTTACAATCACAAAGGCACTTACGAAAGCAACTTCGGGTGATGCAGTTATAGTTGCACCTGGTGAATTTCAAGAGACTTTTCCACTAACAATTCCTGATGGTGTTACGTTACGTGGTACAAACTTACGTGCGACAAAGATAAAACCAACAAACGCAACGCAAAGTAATAACGCAATAGTTTTAAATGGTGATTGTCAAGTATCTGATTTGACAATTAAAGATTTTTTATATGATAGTAGTGGTGATACTGGGTACGGTTTTGTATTAGGAACCTCAGTAGATTCAACCACAAGTCCTTATGTTGAGAGAGTTACAGTAACAACTAAGGGTAGTACAGTATCTGGTTCAGATCCTTATGGATATGCTCAAGGAGATGCAGGACGTGGTGCTAAGCTTGATGGTGCCAACATATCTTCCTCTTCACAACATGCTTCTGTACTATTCAATGAATGTACATTTATTACACCTGGTAATATTGGTTTACTTGCAACTAATGGTATTAGAGTTGAGTGGTTAAATTGCTTCAACTATTTTGCATCTATTGGTGTACAAGGTATTCAAGGTGCTACAGGTAAATATGGCACAGGTCAAACAAGATTAAAATTAGGTGGTACTGCTGGTACATTTAACACAAGTGAAGTTGCATACCAGTTAGAAGATGGATTCCAGTCAGGAACATATACTAGATCAGGAAGCACTGTTACTTTAACAAGAACAGCACATGGTTTAGTATCTAACGATTACATCTATGCAGACTTTATCAGTGGTGGTGCTCTTGATGGATTTTATCAAGTAACTAAAGTAGATAATAATACCGTAACCTTTACATCAGGTTCTGGCACTATAACCACTAGTAATGTAACTTATAAAAAAGCAGTTGGTCGTGGTGTTGTTGCATCTAATGATGGAACTTACATCTATATCAATGGTAAAGGCACTGGTGAATTTGTAACCACAACAAAACCATCAAAGATATTAAGTAGATTTGGTGATACACAGATTGACACTGCACAAAGTAAGTTTAGTGGTGGATCAATACTATTTGACGGTACTCAGGATAACTTACAAGTTCCTGCAGATGGTGACTTTGGATTTGGTACTGCTAACTGGACTCTAGAAGCGTTTATACGCCCTACTAGTGTTTCTGGTATACAACGTATCTTTGACCTAAGAAACGCCTCTGCGACGGACACAGCACCCACTGTGTATATGAATGGAACTGCACTACATTTTGCAGTAGGTAATACATCTCAAATCAGTGGTGGAACTCTTGCAATCAATACTTGGTATCATGTTGCTGTTGCTAGAAGTGGTGGCACAACAAGATTATTCTTAGATGGAACTGAACTTGGTTCTAGTTACACTGATGGTAATGATTATGGTGCATCAAAACCTGTGGTTATCGGTTCTAACTATGACACATCATCTCCTACAGAAGCATTTGCAGGAAATATTGATGAGGTAAGAATTAAGAAAGCACAGGGTTCATACTCTGGTAACTTCACACCTACAACTGGAGAGTTCTCATCAGATCTTTACACTGTACTATTACTACATGGTGGTGGTAATGATGCAACTACAACATTTACTGACAGTTCTGGTGGAACATCAGATATCAGATCAAGTGGTGGTGACTCTGCTACTGTCGTAACAACTGCTGACTAT